TCAATACAAAAAGGTACAAGCTGCATACGGGTTGACTCACAGTAAATTAGGTAGCCCTGACTTCATAGACGCATTTGAACAAATTGGTGACGTACTGACGGAATCATTGTCTCAATATGAAGCAAGCCGTGACGTAATAGAGTTGATTGACAAGCGTGTAAGTATTGTCGAAGCAGAACAGAGAATGATGCATGCTAAGGCATACACACTGGAAATAGACCAAGCTTTTTCCCTTGCGATGCAAATGTTGGAAATTGTTCGTGAAAATGTAAAAGCATCTGAGGAATTAATTGCTATCCGGGCAGGAGTACAAAAATTACTAAAGGTGTATCAAGCAACGGACGATGAGGTCATGGATGCGGAGATAGTCAATGAATCTGCGTGACCTTGAAAAACTTACACCTAAAAAGTTCAAGCAGTTTGCCCGTCCTGACAAACCACTGGCTAACGCATTACTTGAGGCAATGGACGCACGCCTAAAAGACATCATTGAGACTGGTGATTACAATAGCGGGAGGGCATATTCAATTAACGGATCAGAGCTAGATTATAAGACTTGGCTAAAGACATACGCCCCGCATGCGGCATCGTCTGACTTGGGTGCTCATCACGTGCGCGCGTGGGAGTGGGCTGAAAACATAACACAAGGTGAGCCTCCACCTGCATTGATTGAGTGCTGGTTCCGAGGAGGTGGGAAAAGTACCACTATGGAACTTATATCGGCACGCATTGCCGTTAAGGGTTCTAGGCGATTCTTATTGTATGTTTGTTCTACACAGGAAGCAGCCGACCGCCACGTGACGGACATTGCAACCACGATGGAGCGATGTGGCATTGAAAGGGCTATGAACCGTTATGGCTTTTCTAAAGGCTGGAATGCGAGCAAGCTTCGGACTGCTAATGGTTTTAACGTATTGGCTTTTGGTTTGGATACTGGCGCTCGTGGCGTTAAGCTTGATCATCTACGACCTGATTTCATTATCCTGGACGACATTGATGAGCTTGATGATAGTGTTACTCGAGTGGATAAAAAGATTGCGACAATAACGCAAACTATTTTGCCAGCGAAGTCTAACGACTGCGCTATTGTATTTGTACAGAACAGAATCCATGCAAATTCAGTGATGAGTCAAGTCATATCTGGTGAACTAGATATGCTTCAAAACAGAATTCAAAGCCCTATTGTCCCAGCCGTACTCGATCTTAGATATGAACCAATTGAAAAAGCTGACGGCAGAATGGGTTATAAAATCACGGGTGGCACTGCATCCTGGGTTCACAAATCTCTTGAAGTATGTCAACGTGAAATTGACGACTATGGCCTTATATCCTTTCTTAGAGAATGTCAGCACGACGTTGGCGTTGGAGGTCGTTTCTTTCCTGAATTTAAACAGCATGATGAGAAGGGTAATCCTTGGCATGTTGTGGACGTAGTAGATGTAAAGCCTTGGTGGCGCGTGTGGGCGTCACATGACTTTGGTACTAACAGTCCATGTGCATTCCTCCTGTTACTAAAAGCCAGAGAAATGGCGGCTCCTGTAAACAAAGACATTCCTGGTGGTCAGTGGAACACGAAACTTGAAGCAATTGCTTTTGACTGGGGTAATACCTTCCCGCCTGAAAAATACGACCAACGCATTGGTGAGTATCCAGTTGAAGTCTGGTGGCGTAAAGGTCTTCCTGCTGTACGAGCTGTCAAAGACAGAAAGGCAGGTTGGCGAAGACTAAAAGAGTGGTTTGCGGCTACCCGCATGACTGATGGCGTAGTTACGCCTAGATTTAGAATATTGCGCAATAGTTGCCCAAATCTAATTAGAGAGATTGAAGGTGCTATGGCTGACCCGAAAGACCCAGAAGACCTCGACAACGGAACAAAAAGCGACCACGCATTGGACTCATGTCGCTATGGTGTTATGTGGCGTGAATACCCAGTTAAGTGTGATGAAGTCTTACTTAATCCTGCTACGAAGCCGCACTGGTTGAAGCCTAAAAATGAAGGAGAATATGTATGATTGCGTTGTACATAATCTGGACTTTATTACTAGCACTTTCTACGGCAGCGCAAGTTGTAATATACTTGTACTTGAAACAGTTAGTGAAAACTCCATGGTACTACAAGGAAAATAGGTTTATCTGATGGCCCTTCAAGACATTTTAAACAGCCTTATTGGGGGGCAACAACCCAAGGTTGCCGCTCTAAAGAAACCAGCGGCTACAGGTATGCCTGGTAGTTTTGATGTCGATAAGTTGTTACTGAAGAAAGATGATGAACTCAGCATCGATCACGGTAAACAAGAGTGGAAAGTTTCGCCTGAAGACGATGTTGCAGAATCAGCAAAAGTTGTAGCCTACGTTAAAAAGCAATTTGACATGGCGTATGTCTCACGCCTTGAAATGGAATTAGAGTGGACTCAGGCACTTGCATTTTTTGAAGGGCGTCAATGGTTTAGGATTAACAGCCAAACGCGCAACTTAGTCAATCTGCAAAACCCAAACGAAGCCAATCGGTATGTGACAGTCAACAAGATGAGGCCCTTGATTGACGGCGTGGTTGGTAAGTTGACGCAATGTGCTCCCGACGCGCGCGCAGTTCCATTGTCATACAACGAGCAAGACCAATTAGCTTCTGATGAAGCGAACTTTATTGCTGGTCACTTTACACGAAAATTTGGACGTGAAACTCAAACTAAGGAACGTGTGCGTTGGGCATGTGTGACTGGAACTAGTTTTGTAAAAGTCTGGTGGAACGCTAAAGGAACCCAAGTTGTACCTCAGTTCAACATGATGGATGGTTCTATTAGTGGTTTTGAGCAGATGGAAATCGGTGACGTAGAAGAACAAATTGTCCCCGTATTTAACGTGTACGTAGATCCGATTGCACAGACTGATGAACAAGTCAGATGGATTATTCACGCAAGTATCAAGCCGTTATCATGGTTTGTCGACAATTACGGTGACGCAGGAAAAAAGGTCGTACCAGACGCAATTGCAGGAGATAACGCCGGGTACGTTGATGCATATCTCGAGGGTCTTGGTAACACTGGGTTTGGTTGGGTACAACCATCGACTGCTAGATTAAATAATGCCGACCACAAACGACGCGCCGCTATTGTTTATGAATACTGGGAAAAACCTACAGCACAGTATCCAGACGGACGGTTCATTGTAAGTACAAACAATACTTTGTTATACGCAGGTGTTTGGCCATACAAGAAACGTGACGAATTCCCGTTTGTGCCATTGAGGTGGCAACCTCGCAGTGGAACTCCATATGGTCACAGCCTGGGGTTTGACTTGTGTCCATTACAGTTGACATACAACCGCATTTATTCACGTGCTGTTGAGCAAATGGAAGCAACCAAAGACTACGTTTTAGTAGAGCGTAACAGTAACGTTGGGGCTGATGCTTTCAATAACATGAGTGATGACATTGAAGACAAGCGTGGAAGTCATCCCCCTCAGATTACACGCGCGCCAGGAATTAGCGGTGACCTATTCCCGTTTATGCAAGTCCTAGAAAAGGACATGATGGACATAGCTGGATTGCATGATGTTAGCCAAGGTCAGGCTCAGGCAGGTACACCTGCTGAGTCTGTAAAGTTACTTCAGCGAGCAGACAATACACAGCACAGTTACATTAGGGCAGATATTGAAATCAGCATTGCAAAGATTAAAGAATGGGAAATTGCATTAGTAGAGCAGTTTGCTCCTACGCCATTTATGGGTAGCGTAGACGACCAAATGAATAGCCGTAGCCCATCACAACAAGGCGTAATCAACTTTGAGGCTATAAGAAATGGCGGTCAGTACAAGGTTGTATATGTGCCAGGCTCTTCACAAGAAGACTCCCCAGACCAGAAGTTGCAGAAGATTGCCGCGTTACGTCAGATGGGCTTGTTCGGTGACCCTACAGACCCAGAGACAAACGCCCTGGTAGTCAGGATGTTGCAGTTGCCTGAGACTGGTGAAATCATCGAGCACCTTGGTAGGCAACAGCAAAAAATGGAAGAGCAGATGCAACAGCAGCAAGAGATGATGGCTATGCAAGCTCAACAGCAACAGGCACCACGGCAACAACTCAGTATGAGCAAGACAGGCATGCCGCGCAAAGCAAGCAGAAGCAAGAGGATGACGCGGCACAAAAAATTGCTGATTTAAATCACCAAGTCACTTTAAATGCTTTGGCCGACAACGGTCAAGACAGCAAGGCGGAGCCACGCCCGTCTCGCAAGAAAACTTCCTAGCGTGGTAGAGTAAGGAAAATTCGATAATGTCTGACGAGATGGTGATGCAAACTCCCGATTCACCAGCGGGAGCGACAGACGGAGGACTTGGAGAAGCATTCTCTAGTTTTATTCAGGACGCCGCCGGTCCTGACGTAGCTGCGGAAGGGGCGTTAAACGCAGATGCTAGTGATATAGATGCGGATGCACTGATCAACAATCTACTTGGCGTAGAACAAGAAAGTCGCAAGGATTTAACTCTGCCGCTGATGTGCAGCGTGCTCTAGCCGAACAGCAACAGCAAGCACAAGAAGCAGAAATCAGAGACCGATACGAGCGCCTACAGCAAGCCAATGTATTGGATGGCCCAAGTGCTTATGCACAGCAAGAAGCCGAACTTACTCGTGTAAGGTACGAGCGACAAATGGCGGAAGTGCAGAGTTATATGCTCGAAAAGCAGACTAACGAAGCAATGAGTGCCTACCCGCTCGCACAACGTGCTCCTGAACTTGTTCAGAACTTGATTGCTACTGGCGTTGACCCAGCCAATGCCGCGGCACAAGTACACAACATGGTCAGGGTTACAGCACAAGCGTTGTTACCGGATTTGACTAACAGGCTTAAAAGTGCCGGTGCTGTTACGCCAATGTCGAACGGTCGGTCTGCCGCGCAAGCGCAAGCTGCACCTCGACAAAACAACGTATCAACACTAAGTCAACTCCTTGGCATTAGTCGAAATACAGATTAATAGGTGAATACAAATGGCCGTTGACTTTAATGGAGCGCTGACACTCGCAGACTATGCAGCCATCTCCAACGACAATCTTGTAAAAGAGATTACAAAGAGTCTGCATAAGACGTGGAATGCCTTGAAGGACATTCCTCTTCACACTAGCCCAGTTCTTCGCCAGGTTGGAATGCGTTACCTGAACGCAAACATCCCGGCGCCTAACTGGACTGGTATCAACTCTGAACCAACCGCATTCCGAAGCAAGCCAAAGTCTTACGAAGAGCAGTTGTACCTTGTGCGCAACAAGTTGACCGTTGACCGACGTTTGCTGAACCAGCCAAACTCAATCATCGATCCCATTGAGGCTCAAGTACAGATGTTCCTCGAGGGGTTTGCGTATGATTTTAATGACAAGTTCATTAATAACGACCCCTCGTCTACTGTTGGTGGAAGCACTCCTGACTGTTTCCCTGGCTTGAACTACCGCTTGAAGAATGCTGCTGATTACGACATTCCTTCTGAAATGGTTATTGCTTCGCAGGACATCTCAGCTAACGCAACAACTGGTTTGTTTGCAGGTAGTGGTGTAGGTACTGCTAACGCAAACAAGTTCTTTGCTGATATCCAGAACCTGTTTGACAACATGAATAGCCCAGACGGCGACGGCATTGTTCTGTACATGTCCGAACTTTGTAAACGCCAAATGGAAATGGCAGTTCGTGTAATGGGTATTGGTGCTGGTTTTGATATCACCCAAGACTCATATGATCGACCAGTCGAAAAGTACAAGTCGGCTACGATTCGTACAGTTGGTCGTAAATCAGACGGTGTGACTCCAGTTATTGGAAACGCACTTGCAATTCCTACTGTCGCAAAACCAGCAACGTCAATCTTTGCGGTTCGCTATGGTACTGGATACGTTACCGGATGGCAGTCTGAGCCATTCAAGCCAAAGTATCTTGGCTTGTCAAACGAAAACGGAATCATGCACAACGTGTTGTTCGATTGGGGTGTAGGTCTTTGGATTCCACACAACCGTGCAATCGGACGTATTGACTGCGTTGTGACGGCGTAACAAAGGAGAATTGAATTATGGCTCGTGACGCAAAACTCACAATTAAGTGGGACTCGACAGCAACTGTCGCACCACTTACGGGTTATGTACAAACTGTAAGTAGTGCACTTAACGCAACAACAGACACACGTAGTGCATGGCTTAACTTCGGTGGCCTTATTGCTACACAGGCTGATGCTGCGGCATTCGGCGCTCAGAGTGACCTTGCGGTTCCAGGAACAAGTAATGTCCCATTGCTTCATTCTGGTAGCCGTGACCAACTGTATCTACGTGTTGCTTATGACGTATATGCATCCTACGCTACGACAAGCGCACTCCGGTTTGTTGTTGAAGGGACACAAGATGCTACGGCAGGTTCACCTGTCGTATATCAACTTGGACAAACCGTAGCTACTGGTATTCAGACTGCATACGCACCAACACTTACACTAGCAAGTGTTTCAGGTAGTACTGCAACAATTTCGAATGCTGGCAGTTACCCATTGACCGTAGTAGCAAACCAAGTAAACTTGCCATTGACCACGGCGTTGGTACAGCCAATCGCTGTCGGTTCCAGGGTGCA